TATCGTCAATTCAGCAGTGCTAAAATCACCGCCACCTCCACCGCCTCCACCAGTAGGTGGAATTACAAGGAAACCGTCCTGGTCTTGGGTAAGATGCCCTCCCCCACCACCGCTGTTTGTTCCCTCGGTCTTGACTCCGGCAGCAGTATAAAAATATGTGCCAGTAGCAACATCTGCTGCCGTTGCGGTTGTGTCGGTCACGTCCGTAAAGGTCGCAGTGCCACCGCCCTGTTTCGGCAGATTCACGGACGGAACCGCGCTGTAGTTTGCTCCCCATAAGGAAATGTTCTGTGACATACGAACACCCCCTTACGAGATTGTCAGTACTTTGGTCGTGCTGTCTTGGCTGATTGAAGGCAGTGTAGCTGATCCAGATACTCCGAAGATGGTCTTTCCGCTTACGATATTGGCTGCGATGAGGTCAGCATCTCCCTCAATGGTCTGCGTTCCTGTCAAGTATGTGCCGCTTGAAATCGTCTGGTTTGATGTTCCAGGTGTGATTGTCGCAGCGCCCTTTGTGGTCACCGATGCGGTCAGTGATACCGAACTGTTACCGGCCGTACCGCTGGAAACGTAACCAGCCGTAACTGTTGGTGTTACTGATACCGTCTTTGACAGTGTAAGTGTGTTAGTTCCGGTTGAAACACTTGCAGACGTACCGCTGATGGTAGCCGGTGCCGTTGCGGAACCACTTGTAACAGATTTCGTTGCGTTCGATGCATAGTACCCTGCCGGTGCCGTTACTGTCGCTCCGGAAGCCGTCAGGTCAGATGATGTCTTGCTTTCAATCGTGCCTGTGTACTTCGTGCCGTTAGCATAAGCCGTAACACCGTCCAGCAGTTTTCCACCACCGTCAAGTGTCGCATCAGAAGTATCAGAGAACTTTGCCGTACCGCCTCCGCTTTTTGGAATATCGACTTCAGGTACCGCCTGGTAAGTTACTCCGTTAATTACTACGTTCTGTGCCATGTTAAATCTCCTTATGATACTGTGATTGTTGAGCCGTTGTATGTAATCAGCCCATAGTTGTTGGGAATTGGATTGATGGTAATGTTATCTGTCATGTACAGATTCTCGGTTTCAAGGACCTGCTCGGTATCGCTTGGTGTCACTTCGTACGAGCCACTGTATGACGGTGGCAGAACGTACTGCGGGATCGTGAGCATGCCCTCTATACCTTGTGGTGTTGATAGAGTACCGATGATGCCCTGAGGAGCCGTCAGCGTACCCGATAATTCTCCGTAAACGTGCATTTACTTCACCTCGCCTGTGATAGTGAGCTTGCCGCTGATGAAAGTATCCACGCATCCGTCCGTGTGTGTGATCTCCACGTCAAAGTTGTAGGTTCCATAACTTATCGACGTTTCGTCTGATGAACACGTAAAGGTCAGCGTGTCGTGCGGGATATCCTTCGACAGGATCAGTTCGTAGCCTGGCTGGCTCTTGTAGCCTTTAGAGACTGCGAACCGGATCACGTCGCCTGCTTCCGGAACATACGGCTCGATGGTCGGCTCTGTTGCCGGAGGAACCGGATCCACTTCGTGAAGCAGAGTGACCGTGAGCGTAAGGGTGTCCCCTCTCGTCAGCGTGATGTTGTTTCCATTGATTTTGAGCATGATTGTACTCCTATTTGATTTCTTCCTTGAACTGATCTATGTATTTCCACTGCGCCTTATCGTTAGCCTCAAGCATTACGACACGTTCCATGAGGTTGTTGTGTTTAGTCTGGGCTGTTTCGAGTCGGTTAATGTCGTCCCGGATCTCCTTGATGGTCATTTCAAAACGAACGTCCTGAACGCGCTGCTGTTTGGCTGAAATGATGATTTGCACGATGATCAGGGCCACTGCCGGGATGATGTATTCAAGATATGTCATGACCTATCACCTCACTTGAATGATTTGGCTTTTGCGTAAGTCTTTGGTCCGTAGATGCCGTCTACCTTGAGTCCGTTCGCCTTCTGGAACTTCTTGACGGCGTTCTTGGTGTACTTGCCGAACTTTCCGTCTACTGCGAGTCCGTATCCGCCGTACCAGTTAAGGAAACGCTGCAGCTGCTCTACCTTCGTGCCGTGGCTCTTCATTTTGAGGGTTCCGGACGGAATCGTGCCGGAATACTTGCGCGTCGGTTTCGGTGTTGGCGTTGGCGTTGGTGCCGGTGCTGGCGTGTTCGGCTTCTTCGTCACGATCCAGATCTGCGGAAGCAATCCACGCATGGTAGTTTCGTAGCAATACCAGCCGTCATGATGACGACCGCCGCTGTCCTTGGTGTAGAAGTAGTGCTTGCCATTTGCGACCTTGTAGTTCAGGAACGCAACGTAGTGACCTCCGTTAGTCCAGCGCACTCCGCCCTTGACTCCGCCTCTAAACAAAAGCACACCCTGTTTAGGTGCGCCGCTTCTGTTCAGTACGTTCCATGCTGGTGTCATTGAACTGCTGATGCTCGGATGGCTGACTTCGAACCCATAGTGCTGGAGCGTCTTGGTGATGCCGTTCCAGGTAGTTCCGTGACCATTTGTTGCGAACCCCTGTCCTACCATGTACGGTCTGACATTGGCAGGCGTGTAGCTCGCATACTTCGGGATTTCGATGATGTTATGAGTACAAGCGCAGCACCCGCAGCCGTTAGATGCGAATCTGTACGACTTTGTTGGGTACGGCAGATTGCCCCATCTGGAGTCTGCCTGTCTGTAAATCTTACTGTTCATCTTCGGGCTCCTCCTCTTCATCTACATGGAAGTACTCGCCGTTTACAGTGCCTTTGAGTTCTGCCTTTTTGGCTCTCATCTCGCCCGTGTATTCGGCAGCAATCGGCGTATAGTCATTGTTATAGTAAGTGACACACGCCACGATGACGAAGTTCAAAATAATAGACACTACCTTGTAGATAGTGTCCAGAGTGCCGTTGTGGAAGCCTGTCAAGTCAGTCGCCATCAATGCTGTGTTCAGCGACGTCGCAATCGCAAGAATAGTTCTTATTTTTGTTCCAAAATTCATTTGTTATCTCCTTATGCCCATGTACCTTTGAAGTAATATCTGATATACCTTGATGCAGAACCATACGAAGTCGGTGCATACAACCTTATTTTTGGTGCTACAAATGGAGATGATGAGCCGAAACTTGTAACATCAAGCCAACCTCCACCTGACAGCTCCCCTGTGATGAAGTCCGTACTTGCCACGAATGTCGGCACGGCTACATCGTACTCGCTTGCCGTTGTGTAGATAGCACCTGATGCCGTACCAATGGCAAGTGTTGTTGTTGCATCTCCCCACATCTCAAGCTCACCGCTTTTGTACTTGCGGTATTTCCATGTAACAGATCCGGCTGTTGTTGAGCCTGTCTCCACGATGAAGTCAGTCATCTTGGTGGCTTGTGGGTAGATGTCTCCGTTCCAATCAACCATGAAGGCATTGGCTCGTGCGTTGTCTGCTGTGCCATTACCAACAATTACAGCATAGGTGTCTGCATTGTCCTCTATGTTGAATTTGCCAAGAGCTGTTTGCGAATTTGATGATGCTTTTGTGTACAAATTTTGTGCGTGGGAATATGCTGCGCTTGCAATAGTGTAGCAGCCTTCTGCATGAGCAATATCACCGCTTGCAGTAGTGTAGCTACCCTCTGCATGAGCAATATCACCGCTTGCAATGGTGTCGCTGCCTTCTGCATGGCTAACAATTCCACTTGCACTTGTTCTTGCGCCTTCTGCATGTGACTCAAGTCCGCTTGCTGTTGTTATATAACCCTCTGCGTGAGAATTGCTGCCGCTTGCCGTTGTGCTTTCCCCTTCTGCATGGCTCGTGTTTCCACTTGCAACACAGTTTTCACCTTCTCGTATTGAATACTTTCCAATGTCGCCAAGACCATCACTTCCAAATGTGAAATATGGAAATTTCCCATCACAGGAATAAGTAACTCTTATATATGCAACATTGTTAGATTGCAATATGGAGCAAGCAGCTGCATCAAATACCACTGAATTCCCACTCAATGTATAGGATGCTGTCACTCCATTAATCAAAGCATAAGAACTGTCATAATATTTCACACTACTGATGCTATCACATGCCCACGGCAACTCATAAGAGAATGGCGATTCGTTGTTATATGCCGTCCAATTCAGTTTACTCGCATAATTGTCTGTTGGTAGTTTGCCAACCCTTAAAACCTCATATCCATTGTCATTGTTGAAAGATTGACCATCTGCACCGAATGTTGCCATCTCCGTCATACCATCACGAATCGCAATCTTCGTTGACTGTGCAATCATGTTGCCACCGCTGTGATAGTTTGGATCAGATGAATCTGTCCATTCGTCCTGTGGCACTTCAGTAATGTGTGCGCCCGCATCTGCGCCTGAAGTTTCATACCAAAAGTATTGGCTTGAAGGCCCCATGATGTTCTGCGTTTGCGGATTTGGGAGTCCGCCATCGTTTGTCCATGAGATATTGCCTGACGAATCAACTGAAGGTGTAAAGGTCGCACCATTTGCGCCTGGTGAACCGTCATCAACTCTCGCAAGGTCAATTTGTGTTTCTGCTCTTACTGACATTTAGTCCTCCACTTTCACTATATAACTTTCATTCGTGTTGGCTGATGATACCGAGTATGAAAACCCTGTGCCAACCAATGAGCCGTTGTTGTACCAATTGACGGCCACCCCTGTGCCAAACACTTCCTCAAGCCGTGTCTGTGTGGTGATAGCCTCATCTCCGTAATACACAGTGGCTGTCAGTGTTGTGCTGATAGCCGTGTTGTTGAATATCAGTCCACCGCTGCTTGCTACTGTGACCGATGTGGCCGACAGCACCTGTTGCCGTATTTCATGCGCCAATGCTAACAGCCTGTCTGATATACCGCTTGTTTTCTTCACCCACTCGCCAAGTGTTGCCTTCGTTGAATTCTGTGATATTGACTTCGTGAGCGTGAGGATACGGCCTTCAAGGTAAAGATTGTTCTTATCATCAACAACATTCACCCTGTCGCCAAGCCTCAAATCATCAGGGAAAGTGATGAACTCCAAATCATAGGTGACTTCTTCGTCAACCACCTTCCGCATTTCCGCAACCGCATGAGAAAACAGGGTCTGCTTGTCAAGCGTGTCATAGGTGTAAGGCCGTTTGATGTAGCCGTCAGAATCAAGTTTGCTTGACCATTTGGCCATTGCGCTCTTACACTGTATCGTTCCGCTGACGATCTGATAGTCATCAGTAGGCACGGCCGGTGAATGTGTTGTTGTTCCGTCACTTGAATAGTTAGCACCGACCAAGTTTATAGGCGTATTTGACCCTTCAGGCGTACCGCCTGTCGCATTGAACACTGTCACAATGTTCTCAATGCTTGTGTTCGTTGTGATGCTTGAGATGTCTCCGCCAAGCCGAAGCTGGTGCGTTATCACCGAATTGCCCCGATGCTTGTACAGATTGATGTATTTCTTAACAAGTGTCAGCCTGTCAATGACATACGAGAAGTCCATCTCTCCGCCGAACGAATTGACGATGGACTCCAGCCTCTCAAGGACCGTGCTCTCGCCATCCCATGACAATGCCAGCGTTGGACCCTCCAGCTCGTTGACACCGATCTCCCACCCCGAATTCAGGTACGTGGTCATGTAGTAGTTGATGTCGTGAGCCGTTGTGAATGTGTATGCCGGAAGCATCCAGTTCAGCAGATTAAGCCCTGCATCTTCGCAGTATGCCTGGACGGTCTGTTCCGCTGTGCTGTGTTCCGTTGAAACGATGGTATATAGCTCGTTCTCGTCATCCGCAGACCGCAGCAGAAAATTGCCGACCGCCACGTTCTCGACTACGAGGTTCCTTGTCGTGTCATCGTAAACGAACGTAACGCTGAACGTCTTGACACCCGTTTCAAGTGTCTCGTTCTTCTCGTCATCCAGTATCGTGATACCTTTAGGCAGATGCGTTGATGCAGACCCTTGAACATTGAGATTTCTATCTGCAAAATATACGATCATTTACAAAAACCTCTCCCTGTATTTGATAGTGAATGTCGGCGGGCTTGTCGTGAAGTCAGAATAATCCACGCCTATCGTGTTGGACCCCGGAACAAGCACGAAGTCCTCCCAGTCGTTGCCCAGAGCGCCCAGGTACGTTGCGGAAATCGTTGCGGATCCGTCGTCCAGGTACACGCCTGCATCCTGGGTATCAACCGTCAGGACATCGCCTGGCATGAAGATGTTTGCCACGTCCTCGTAGTTGTTGAACGACAGCCTCTGGAGCTTGCAGTACGGAACATTGTTCGTTCCCATCGTTGCCTGTGTCTTGTTCTGCGTGAAATGGAATGTTATCTCGTTTGCAACAAGGTCTGTGATGTTGTCGCTGGCATACGTATAGGTATATCCAGCCACCGAGAACGTCACCTTATTGCCGATTTTCTTCATGGCGCACGCGCCAATCTTTGAGCATGCTACTGTGAAATATTTCTTGTTGGCTGTTCCGCCAACATATAGGAACACTCTGCAATTGGTGTCCTTTGTGGTCTTCTCAAACCTCACGGCACTCATCAATGTCCTTGTTCCGCTGTCATTGTGCCACAGCAATACTGTTGCACCACCGAATTGTGCAGCCGTACCTTTGAAGTTGGTCTTCCAGGTAAAATTGTAGTTCGTGCCAATCGGCGGAGTCTCGCCCGTGATGATGGTTGACAGTGAAGGCCCGTGCCATCCTGTGCCTGTTCCGTAGCTTGACGGATAGATGCAGTCGATACTTGAGCCGATGGAAATCGTACCGACCTGCGTACCTGTATGCACCTGTGAATTGTTCTGTGTCCAGCCGTTCTTCGAGCTGAACGTCTTGTTGACCGGAACTGTTGCCGGATAGGTCACGTCGTTCCAGTCTGTTTCGTTCGGATCACCGAACTGCAGTACGTGCTCCCTCTGGTCAACGAAACCGACATAACCGCACTGGCTTGTGCTTGTATCGTCGCCGTCAGAGTCATACGATGCCGGGAACTCCGTTACGAATGTCGGGTATGCCTTGTAGGTGCCGTTGTACGTCACGCTGAACTGGTTGCTGACCGCCGTTGTTTCGTACTCAGTAGTCGAATACTTGAACGGATCCATGCACACGATCGTGAATGTTCCGTGCCTTGTCCAGACTGTTTCTTCGATGTCTTTGCCCATCACGAAGTAGCCTTTGACGTACTTGTCCGGCTCTCCGTTGAAGATGATCTCGGCATTCTCGGTATCTAAATAACGCATAAGGCTCGTATATGCCGTCTGCAGTGAGTCCCATCCGGACCCGTCAAGGAAGTACTCGATCTCGATTTCCCTTGCCGGATACCGCGAGTTCATGAAAATGGATCCGGAACGGATGCTCGTTTCTGCCGTGATCAGTTCCTTCGGCAGTGTCCATTTCCCGGATGCGTTCAGCGTGTGGTAGCCTGTAACCAAATTCTCCAGGAACGTACCGTTGATTTTGAAAGCCGCTGACGGCAAGTAGTTATTTGCTTTTGCCATGATTTATACTCCTACAAGGCCGAGTGTCCTTGCCTGTCTTGACTGTAATTGATTTATCGCGATGTTCATGTACGGAGCCTGCGCCTGTGCCATCTGCTTGCCGTCAATGTACAGTGAGATGTTTCCGTCAGCCTCTGACAGTGCTGATACAAGCGCATTCGCCATAAGTGTGTAGTCTATGCCTGATGCCTTTGCGATGTCGTTCATCAGTGCGCTTCTGCCGTACAGCATTTCATCACCGGCTTCACCGGCACCGAACAGTGTTGCATTACCGAACATATAAGGCTGTTGCATGGCCTTCTTATTCCAGGAAACTGAAATCTTTGGTGCTTTACCAAAGCCACCGATGCCGTATGGTGCTTTGCCGCCCTGAATCTTGATGTGCGGAATCTTCAGATTACTGAAAATCTTGCCAATTGACAGAGGGAAGAACCCTTTGATTTTGTTCAGGATTCCCCTGACAGTGGCTTTTGCCGTTTCAATAGGCTTTGTGATTGCACTCTTGATTCCGTTCCACACCCTTGATGCCGTACTCTTGATTGTGTTGAATACGCTTATCACAGTGTTTTTCATCGTGTTGAAGTTTGTCTTTACACGATTGACCACTGTAGACACGGCATTTGAAATGCTGTTCCAGATGGCCTTTGCCTTCGCTTTTATGGTATCCCAGTTCTTATATAGTGCGATGCCGACCGCGATAGCCGCCGCGATAGCCGCCACTGCAATACCGACCGGACCCGCCAATGCTGCAAACACACCGCCGAGTGCCGGCGCAAACATAATCAGGCTGCCGATTATCGAAACAAGGCTGCCTATCATCATCAGAACCGGACCGAGCGCAGCCGTAATGGCAGCGAACGCAAGCGCAAATTTTGCCACAGCCGGATGCTGTTTTAGCCATTCAATAAGCTGCTGAATCTTTGGCAAAAGATTGTTGGTGATCCATTTAGCCAAATCAGCAACAGCCGGCAGCAATACAGCACCGATTTCCTCGCCCATGTCTCCAAGTGCCATTTTTGCCTGTTGGATTTTTCCGGCATCGGTCTTGGCAAGCTCTTCGTTCATGTTGCCTGTCTTTTGAGCAACAACTTCAGCCAAAAGCGCAGCCTTCTCTTCTTCTGTGCCTGTTTTCAGCAATTCCTTCTGTTGCTCTGTCAGGACAAACCCCTGTCTCTCAAGAGCTGTTGTGTTGCCGTTCATGGCCTTGCCGAAAATCTTGGCGGCAGCCTCTGCATCTTCCTGTGTGGCATTCATGCCCTTTGTCTTGGCAAGGTAATTGTCCATAGCCGGAAGAATGCCGTTGACCGCTTCAGGTGTCTTTGCATATTGCGCCAATACAGCAGCACCGGCAAGCGTGACTTCATCACCAATAACACCTGTTTTCTGCAACTCTGATGCATATTCCATTGTGGCTTGCGCCGCCTCTTTGGATGCACCCATACTTGACTTATAAACAGCTTCAAGCTTTTGCTCTGCCTGTGCTTGTTGTTCATAACTGTCAATCAGCTTTGCACCGGCATAAAGACCGGCCAATCCGTAAACCGAAAGTGTTGTTGTGATTGTTCTGCCAACAGATTTTATCTTCGCACCGGCAGACTGAAACGCAGCACCAACAGCCAATGCTTGTTGTTTGCCAATTGAGCCGAAACTCCTAAGTTCCGCTTCGCCCATTCTCAATTGGCTTGTGGTTTTGATAATCTCGCGCTCCAATTGGCGATATTGTGCAGATGACCTGCTGACTCCAGATGCATCCATGCTGCGCTGCATGTCTTTGAGCTGCTTCAATTTGAGTTGCGTTTCTTTGACAGAACGCTGCAACAATTCAAATTTCTGCTTCAGAAGCGTAGTGTTGCCTGGATTAAATTTCAGGGCGCGGTTGATTTGTTTCAGCTCTGCTTGAGTCTTGTTCAGTGTGCCCTGCGTTTTTTTAAGTGCGCCGTTCAGTTTGGATGTATCCGCACCGAATTCAATTGTTATTCCCTTGATGTATCCAGCCATTAGAATTTATCGAAATCCTCCTGGCTTGCCTTGTACGGATACTGATATTCGTCGTTGCCCCTTTCAGTCAACATATCCTCGACAAGCCCATAGTCCATATTTTCTAATTCGTCGATGGACAACCCCAGTTCCTTGCACCGAAGCATGAACAGCCCGATGGTCATCTTCCTGGTAGTCGCCCTCTGTTTCTTTTTAGGGTGTAGAAGTGTTCTGCGTTTGATCCATGTACACGTTCAGGATGTCCTCGGCCGACTCAACAAATGCCATAGCTGAAAAATCTTCGAGCCATGTCAAAAACTCGTCGGTGGTCAGTTTCGCCATGTCAGCCTTCTCGGCCTGCTTGGCCATGATGAACGCTAACTGTGTAATGGCTTCGACACCTTCCTTCTCCGCCTTCTCTTCGTTCCCCAAGGTCTGCAAAAGATCCTTCTGGAACACCTGCTTGTAACGGAATGGTGTTGCCGCGTTAGCAGCAAACTCGATTTCCTTTCCGTCTATCGTCAGTTTTTTGAACATATTTTGCCTCCACGATAAATTATTCAATAATAGTGCAAAAGCCGCCCAAAAGCCGATTTAGAGCCTCTGGGCGGCATGTGTGTGTTAGTCCTGAACGGTAGTGAACCACTGGGTGTACGCCGTAGCTGATGTCGAAGCGCATGAAGCCTTGACGATGTTGTCAAATGCTCTCGGTGAAGCGGTGATCTCGCCGCTGACCGTCTGTACTTCGATACCATCTTCAGTAGTTGAAGACTCGATGTCAGGTCTT